TACCTTGTTTTGTGATTCTGACATAATAATTCCTTTCTATAAATTATGTTTTGCCATTTCCCTTTCATTAACAACTTTTGTCCTAAGATCGTCTCTGAAAGCTCTAAAGGATTCGAACCGAATCTTGGCTCTATTCCTTTTTTTAAGGGTTTCACTATATCTATTAGTGTAGTCCTTAAACTTGTCGTGGGTATATAATAACCCATCTAATTCCTTCATGTTTTTATAACTTTTATTGACTGAAAATTGAAGTGTTAATTCAGCTATTATCATCTTTTCTTCTTTTTTCATAAGCTCAACCGCAGTATCTAAATCAGCAAACTCCAACCCAAGTTCCTCTTGCTGATGGGAGAGTTTATTAGGGTCAAATTCAATTGAGTAAATATCCATTATTTATCCTTCATACATTCTGAGTAGGTTATCATATATCCAATCTTATCCCTGTAGCTATCCCTGTGCTTTGGATTCGCTTTCAGTCGGACAGTCTTTTGCCAGTCATTTGCAAGTGCAACTTGATATCCTTTTATTTCCACACCAAAAATAACTGACCACCCTTTCGCAATTTCCTCGTGGTTTGTCTTAATATCGCCATATTCATTGCCACGTTCTTTAATAACTTTGACAACTTCATCGCATAGATCTTTTCCAATCATAAGGACTCTGCTCCTTTCTTTTAATTTTTTCTTTTAGTTCTATGATCCACTTTTCATTTATTGATTTGTCAGAGTGAGCTAAATTGTGACATTTTCGGCAAAGCGGAAAGAGGTTATCAATTCTATTTAGTCTGTTCCCTTTGACTCCACCCATTTGTTTTGGAATCAGATGATGGATATCAACCGCTTGTGATTTATAGCAACCCCAACAAATGGGGACATCGCTTTCACAATATCCCCAGAAGTCCGAGAAAAGTTTTTTATAATTTTTTAAGGTTTTCATTAAAAGCATTCACTGCGTTTTTGGTTAGCTCTCCGATATCGTTGACCGAGAAATGTCCCGATCCCATACTTCGACCCACGACACCGGTTACAAAAATATCGAGTCTTTGAGTTTCGTTTTTATTGATCCCGTTACCAGGTGGAACAATATTAGCTTTATTAACAACGTTTCCCAGTTGTTGGGGAGCATCATTTTGACCATCTGGATTCTTTATAACCTCTACATCTTTGATATTTGTGTATTGATTACCATTGGCTGATGTTTTTGTGTTGATAACTGTAAAATTAATAGCATCTCCACTAACCGGCATTGGGTTCATATTTACCCCCCTATAGTATAGCCTAGTGCCATCAATCAAATCGAAAGAATAGTTTGGAACTCCATCTTTAGTATTATCGTATATTTTATCTATTATATTAGTCATAAGTTTCTCCTATTATTATTTATTAATTACGTTATAGCCTCGACCTTCTAAACACCTGTTGATGTAATCTTTCCGGGTGTTCATTTTAGGACTTAGCCATAACACTTTCCACCTTAGATTATTATAAATGTTTTTTCCTATATCCCATCCATAATTTGTCTGGTCTTCAACTAAGCTTTTGCAAGTATAATAATCATCGTGAAATCGGTTCATATCTCCTTTAATATTTGCCGATGATTTTCCTCTGCTATCAACTATAGGCATGGTGGAACACCCGCCTAAAAAAGCTAATGATATCAAAGTGAAAGCTGTTTTATTTAATTTTATCATTTGAACTCCAATTCATTTAAAACTATAAAGGTTTTCTACACAAATGCCAGAAATAAAAAGTAACCAAATCCAAAAAGCATCAATGCAAATATTCCTTCAACGATATAGACTCCGTAGTTTTTTAGAAATTTAATCATTTTGATTCTCCTGTAGTTTTGCCAAGACCATTTTGTTAAGATTGTATCGGATGGAAAGATAAAGATTAAGCTCTGCGGTTTCCCCGTTTTTCTCTAGCTCCTCTTTGTTTAGCTTTCTTGTTTCCGTAAGGCATTCGATGTATTCTTTCATAACTCCATAATACCTTGCTACCGACATATTAAGAACTCTAGCATTGTAAAGTTCTGTGTTTCCGACTCTGGTTGGTTTATCTATCATTTTTTCCCCCATTCTTTTACAAATTTTAACACTTCATTCCAATCGTTTGTATTTAAAAAAGGCTCGTTGCCCTCTCCATATTCTGCCTCAGATATGATTGTATATTTGTGATCAAATTCCTCTTCGTCACGAGTCTGGTCATCCATAACAAAGATTTGTAAGCCATTGATTCCGAAACTTGGACAGACATCATTATGATATGATAGGTTTGACCATTCGCTTGGAATTTCAACTTCAATATTTATTTCTGGGTGTGATTTGTAAAACATTTGTGATTCTCCTAGAAGTTATAGGGGGGTGTTGTACCCCCCTGTGGTGGTTATTATTTAAGTAAGTTTTCGTCAAGATGCTCATGGTTTTGAACCTCGACCATCACTCGCAAGATATGATTTGCAAAGGATCGTTGTCTCTTTGTCATCTTTTCCTCGTATTCCACCAAAAAGCTTTCAACTGAAAATTGATCAGTGTTTGATCTGTGATAAAAGTTTGGATTAATTTCAAAGTCAAATTTTGCGTAGTATGCTTCTGTTGTAAGCCATTTAGTCCAGATTTGGTTGAGGTGGTTTTCGAAAATTTGTTTCATGTGATTCTCCTATTATTATTATTATTATTATCGTTAACCTAGAATACCATCTAGGTTATTTATAGTCAAGCGATAAGATAATCTTTTTAATTGTGAAATTAATTAAGTTTTGATAAACTTCAAAAGTTCCTCCTTTATTAGATGGAATATACTAAGTGAACTCCAATTCCATTAGTATAAACATGGGGGGTAAATTTTATAATAATATGGCGTGATTCCCATTAGAAGTTAGAACTTACCCCCTATGACCAAAGAATCAGAAATTCAAATCGCTTGTAACGATTACCTAAATTACCTTAATAAATATTATGTTTTCAGACATTTCCACGTTGCCAACGAGGGAAAGAGATCAATATATCTTCATGCAAAGATGAAAAAGATGGGTTTGCGATCTGGTTGCCCAGACCTTATCATTGAATATCCTGTTGGGAAATTACTCTATATAGAACTAAAAAATGAAAAAGGTAGACTTTCTCAAAATCAAAAAATGTGGGCGGTACAGTCAAAGGCTCTTGGCACACCACACTTTGTCGTCAAGGGGGGTTTAACTGAATGCTTGGATCAAATCAAAGATATCATCGAAACAAACATCCCTGTGAGGTGCTGAGGATTTTGCCTAGCCTTTTAGCCTCCTAATGGATAAAAGCTTCTGTACCGCCTTTAAACTGCCTTTAAAAGGCATCTTGGTCTTCCGGGTCTTTGTTTTCCGCTTCCTCATCGGTCTTTTACCTATTAACTCAGAAATTGTACTACTTGTCGTGAAACCTATCATACTCCGACTTTCCTCATGGCACGTCGGTGTGCTTGATCAAAAGTTCGCCCAGATTCTAGATCTTTAGCCATTTGCTTCATATGCTTTAAAGAATGATGCTTGGCATGTTTATTCATAGCTTTCTTTTGAGTCTTATTAAGTTTCGTTGTAAATTTCTTAATAGATTTGACTAAGACCATTTATTTTCTTTTCTTCATTTTTGTTTTTTTCTTTTTGTTTTTTTTCTTCATTCCCTTTGAGTGAGAACCTTTACCGGTGTGATAAGGCATTATTTTTTCCCTTTCTTTTTTCTGGTTGATTTTTGTTTTTTAAGAATTGCCTCTTGTAAACCTTTCGGCAGTTTCTTTTGTTTAGGTGTTAAACCTTTTTTCATTTGCTCTCCTTCCTTTTTGTTAATTTTTTTTTTACCAGGTGCTAAAGCTTTTTTCCAAAAGTAATTAGCGATGCTTGTAAAGAAATGATAAAGTCTCATATATAATTTACTCATTTTTTTGTGTCCGTTTTTTTATACTTGTCAAAACTTCTCAATCCAGAAATTCCTAGCATTCCAAATAAAAGAGGCATCATGACCGACATATCAGCTTGTGGAATAACAATCCCAAACCCAGCTAAAATTGGCGAGACCATATAATTTATCATTAGGGAAAGACCGCAAATCCATCCTATAAGTGGTCGCCACGATGATTGGAACCAATTACCCTTTGCTTCCTCTTGATTCACTTTGATTTGCTCAAGAGCCAATTGCTGGGCATGTTTCTCAGCCATAGTTGCTATCTCATGGGCGAGTTTATTTTTGGTGTCTTTGTCCTCTATAAATTTTCCCAGAAGCTTAGATGCTACCGGCAGTAAACTTGCAATCATAGACTTTTTCCTAACTTTTCAATTAATCTTTCCGCCCTGTTCGTCGTTTGCCTATACCATAAACTATCCTTCATTTCAGCTTGGGCAGTTTTAATATCACCATTAAGTAAAGCTTGTTTAAAGTTTTTAAATTTGTTGAGTCTTGGTAACCCTAGTTGAAACACCATGTGAGTCACACATTCTTTGATATTTTCGTCAACTTGCATATCCTCACAAAAAGTTTCAGCATCGTTGATAGCTATTTGTAAATCAGCATCAAAACATTCATCAACTCTTTCTTTTGAAACTTCAGTTCCAACTTCCATATCATTTTCTGGGTCTGATGCTCTCACCAAATGCCCAACGCCAAAAGTTTTATATCCAAGAGAATCATTGTAAATTTCGTATTTTATACCCTCTTCATATTTTATATGCTCTTTTAATTCTTCTAAATTCATTTTTCCCCCTTGTTTTCATGACCCATCCATATACCGAAAACGCCTGTCATAACGCCCATGACGACTGATACGAAGGCGGATTGACTGGCAGTTGGTGAATCGAGTTGCATAAACCATTCTGCACATCTCCAAGACATCAATGTACTAACTAGCATCATCAATCTTGGTAAAATTTTTAATTTAATTATTGTTTCAGCATTCATTGTGTTAATAACTCATTTAAACCAAAACCCTCTAATAAAATAAGGGTAAAAAATAATAACAAAATTCCACCAGCTATCAGTTTACCAGAAAAATTTGTAGAACCAATCTTTATTGCAACGAATTCATTACTTAATATTCTTAAAGATAATTCGAAGCTATTTTCATCAATTTTAACGTTTAATGGTTTTTTCAGCATTTTCTCAGTGTC